TTGAGAACATTTTAAAGCGACAAAAGTCTGTTTTAAAGCAGATTAAAAAAGAAATGGAGACTTTTAAAAGAAGCACAATTGATCCGCGAGCTTTTGTAATTCTTGACGATTGTCTTTACGACGGAACATGGACTCGCGATAAAATGATGCGACTTCTTTTCATGAACGGGAGACATTGGAAGATCATGCTTATCATAACCATGCAATATCCTCTCGGCATTCCACCAACTCTGAGAACCAATATAGATTATGTGTTTATTCTGAGAGAACCTTATATCGCAAATAGGAAGCGCATTTACGAGAATTATGCGGGAATGTTTCCAACGTTTGAGTCTTTTTGCCAAGTCATGGATCAATGCACTGAGAATTATGAGTGTTTGGTGATAAACAATAACGCAAAATCAAATAGATTGCACGAACAAGTGTTCTGGTATAAAGCAGACTCGCACAACGACTTCAAATTAGGATCAAAAGAATTCTGGGAACTCAGCAAAGACATTAACTCAGACGAAGAAGATGAAAAATACGACCCAAATAACGCCAAGAAGCGAGGCCAAGGCCCCAAAATCAGCGTGAAAAAGACAAAGTGGTAATCCGGAAAATAAATTTATAACGGTTATAAATTTATTATATTGTTGATTTTTATTTTATTTTATTTTATATTGTTGATTTTTATTTTATTTTTTATTATTCTTTTTTATTTTATTCTTTTTTATTCTATATTTTTATTGGAGTTTACTCGCTCTTATCCTTGATGGCAAAAGGGCCGCTTAAAAGCTCGCTTTGGCCGTTGTCAGTCTTGCCAACGACAATATTCTCGCCCTCAAAAAGCTCCGCACGAATATCGGCGGCAGAAATAGATTCTTGATCCTTCAAAGATCTCTCTTGCGTGTTCATGTTATTAACACCGATAAGGTTTCCTTCCTCGTCAATCGTCTGAGTAAGAGTCGCACCAGTCTTCTCCGCCAACTTAATATTCTCGTCAATGGCCTTCTTCTTCGTCTCCTTCACTCGCTGCTCAAATGCACTCTTGGCAAAAGACTCGTTCTTGTTCTTTTCCTGCATAAGTTGGTTCAACTCGTCTTCCATGTATTCAACGCGACCCGTCTTGTAAGCCTCTGGATCCCAAGGCATCCACAACCCAATGGGGCCAACAAAGACGTCGTGGTTGGGGTCAAGCTCGCGCAACATCTTGCAGCGCAATTCGGCTTCCTCCATGGTGGGATAAGCTCCACGAACCTTGATTCCACGCGTGGAGGTTTGGAATGAATGCTTTGTGTTAAAAGAATTCTCAAGCTCCTCCTCGTTCTGATCCAAAAACGTCTTGTAGTCGTTCTCCATTCCTCCCTCAACAAATGATGCTTGCTCTTCGGTCAAAAACTCCTTGAAATCCTTAGAAATATCGTCAAATGAAAGCTTGTATTTGTAACTGACAAAATTTAAGAACTGAATAAACTTCTCCATACTCTTTGAAAATTCCCATTTCTTTAGAAACTCTTCAAAAAAATACATCTCCTTTTGCTTGACAATTTTTTCAGGAGAAAGGAAAGAAATACACACAAATTTTTGACCGGCAATCGGCTTATCCTCGTCCAAAACGTCAACGTATTTAGGATTAATTTCTCCGGTTTCAGTAAGTTTCTTTTCAAATCCTAAAGATTGGTCTTCCATACCTTCAGGCCTTTTAACTTTTGATTGTGCTCCCATTTTATAATTTAGTCACATATTGATTTTAAGTTTTTTTATCGCACAATATATTTTTTTCTTTTTATTTAATATAGATGTTTGATATTGTTGAGCTTGTTAAAAGAGTCATCAATTATTTAGTGGAAGGTTTGATGGTCGCCATTGCCGCTTACGCTATCCCTAAACGTTCATTGAACATTGAGGAAATTGTTCTTCTCGCGTTAACTGCCGCCGCCACCTTTAGCATTTTGGATACGTACGTGCCCAGCATTGCGGTGACGACTCGTTCCGGAGCTGGTTTCGGAATCGGTGCCAATCTTGTTGGCTTCCCAGGTGGTCTCTAAACACCCAACCAACAAGTTGCTTCAATAATACGATAATTAAATTTTATCATATTATTATATAAATGCCGAAATCAAGAAGACACCTTAAAATGCGAAGAAGTAATACAAAGAAAATGCATAAACGCGCGCGAAGAGGAGGTCAAGTTGAAACTCCTTTATCTGACATATCAACGAATAGTTCAATGCACGATTTGGATGATATTGACGGAATGACAACAACTACTGAGGAATCGGAGTTGTTTGATGAAAGTTCTGTGTCTGAGCCAAGCGCTCCTGTTGCCACAAATCTTTTAGGCCAATTTAACGCCGAAGCCTCTTCGGAAGAACTTACTCACAATACAACAGCTGAATCAAGTGAGAATAGCTTTTCAGATGTGGTGACGTCGTTTGGCGAAGTTGCTCAAGGAGGCAAAAGAAGAACCAAGAAAACAACCAAGAAAACAAAAAGTATGAGAAAGGTCAATAGAAAAGGAAAGCACGCTTCAAAAAAGAAGAGAACACGTTAAGAACTCGTTAATTAGATTAGATGGTCGCAATAAACTCCCAATCTAGTTCTTCGCATATTTTTTTCCAAATCGCGTCTTGTTCAATGAGTTTCTCTCTATCCTTCAACATTGGAATTTCTGGAAGATACTGTGTTTCATCCAGCAATTCAAAAAGTTTATAGAGCACGTAGTAATAATGCAAAAAATTCACACGATAATCCGGGCAATGTTTGGCGTATGGATATTGAATTTCCATAAAGAAATTGCACAATGTCTCCTCCAACTCTTGAGAGATAATAGGAGGTTTAATTCCCAGTTTGTCCTTTATAAAATTAATGTGTTCATAATATTTGTTGTATCCTAATTTTTTCAGAAGCTCCTTGGTTTTATAGTAAGTCAACTTATCATATTCTATTCTCTCTTTTTTAATCTGATATTTCAAATTTTCAATTACATCAGCCGGTATTTGCGTGGTTTCTTTGCCTTGAAATTGCGCCAAAATTTCTTTAAAATGATTGATTTTCTTATAAGCATAAAAACAAACTTCTTTGGGAGGTTCTTTGTAAGACGGTTTTTCATTCTCAATTAGATATTGAACATTTTTAAAACACACATTACAAATAAGAACGCCTTCATCATCCATGGGTATCAACTCGCCTTTGTAACAAGATTGACAAACGTCTGTTGGCCTCAAAAACGAATTTATATCTAAAAACGAATCATCAATGTTGGTTAAGTATTTTTGAAAAATGTTATTATTTTTGCTCTCTATTACATTTGAATTTTCTGCGGGTTTCATTTTGAAAAAAGACTCCAACATTTTATTCTTGTTTGTCGCAACATTGCCTATTGAAATATCCTTCTTATTTTCAAAATAATCAAAGATATATTTAGAATTATCTAAAAAGTAATCCACTTTTTTAGATTTTAATGACTTTATTTCAGCAGTTATGTCTCTCAGCTTATCTTGATAATCCATAACTTGTTCAATTGTAAACGATTTTTCTTCTTCATCTTTTTCCAATAAAGACTTTATTGACGCCCTTTCCATTTTTAATTTAGGTATTCTGTCGGATTCATCTTTATTGAATTCATTTACGAATTCTTTGTGCTTGCCGTCCAACGTGGTAGACGTTTTTTTATTAATTTTAATTTTTTTAACGTTTTTTGGCTTAAACGACGGCATATTTAGTAATCTAATGTTTATCCATATATTTTATTTAATAGATTATTGATATTAAATATATATAAAAGGCGTTGCGCGAGAAGAACTAGTTAAAAAATAATTTAACTTTTCTGCAATTTTAGTAAATGGATGAATTTGATTTAAAAATAAATATTAATAAAAAATGTGAAGGAGAAGAAAATTGTGACGTAAAAGTAGATAAAATTACTTTTCAAAAAATGCTTTTTTTGTTTAACGCAATAAATGACGGCTGGAGCATTAAGAAAAGGAAAGAATCGTATATTTTTACGAAGACTCACGAGGGAAAGAAGGAAGTATTACTGGATTCCTACCTACTTTCATTCATGAAGGGCAATTTTGATATTAATAAGATTTTAACGTAGTCATGTAGCAATAATTTAATTATGATTTTTATATTTAATTAAATTATATTCCAAAAAAATTTTTTCTTTAGCAATATTATAACTATGGGAGGTGGATTAATGCAACTTGTTGCCTATGGCGCCCAAGACGTTTACCTTACGGGTAACCCTCAAATTACTTTCTGGAAAGTAACCTACAGACGCTACACTAACTTTGCTATTGAGTCTATTGAGCAAACCTTCAACGGCCAAGCCGATTTCGGCCGCCGTGTTACATGCATCATCAGCCGCAACGGCGATCTTGCCTACCGCACTTACCTTCAAGTGACTCTCCCTGAGATCAACCAACTCATGGGCAACGCCACCAGTGTTGCCACCGGCAACAACGCCGTGTACGCCCGTTGGTTAGATTTCCCCGGCGAGCAACTCATCGCTCAAGTTGAGGTTGAGATTGGTGGCCAACGCATTGACCGCCAATACGGTGACTGGATGCACATCTGGAACCAACTCACCATGACCTCCGAGCAACAACGCGGCTACTTCAAGATGATTGGTAACACCACCCAACTTACCTTCATCACGGATCCCTCCTTCGCTGACGTTGACGGCCCTTGCGACTCCAACGCCCCCCGCCAAGTGTGCGCTCCCCGCAATGCTCTCCCCGAGACCACCCTCTACGTGCCCTTCCAATTCTGGTTCTGCACGAACCCCGGCCTCGCCCTCCCCTTGATCGCCCTCCAATACCACGAGGTCAAGATCAACCTTGACATCCGCCCCATTGACGAGTGCCTCTGGGCCGTTACGTCACTCAGCTGCAACACCACCCGCTACCCTCAACCCAACAGCACGTACCAAAACCTTTCCGCCAATCAATACAACGTTGGCACCCCCGTCACGGCCACGATTGCCTACAACCAATCCCTCGTTGCCGCGTCTCTCTACGTTGACTACGTGTTCCTTGACACGGACGAGCGCCGCCGTTTCGCCCAAAACCCCCACGAGTACCTCATCTCCCAACTCCAATTCACGGGCGATGAATCCGTCGGCTCATCCTCCAACAAGATCAAGCTCAACTTCAACCACCCCGTGAAGGAGCTCATCTGGGTCGTGCAACCCGACCAAAACGTGGATTACTGCTCATCCCTCCTCTGTGACGCCACCCTCTTCAAGGTGCTCGGCGCCCAACCCTTCAACTACACGGACGCCATTGATGCCCTCCCCAACGCTATCCACGCGTTCGGCGGCCCCGGTGAGCTCTCCGGCCAAAACGCGTTCATTGATGCCCGCGGCCTCTTCCAAGACGCTGGTGCCATGGACGAGTTCATCCCCAACAACTTCACTGGCTACTGGCACGGTGGTGTTTACAACAACTCCTTGACGGAGCCCCACTTTGGCGGTGTCCAAACCGGCACTGGCTTGAACGCTGCCGATACGGCCAACGCCGCCGCCGTTCTTGCCTCCCTCGGCTTGAGCAGCACGGCTCAATTGATCCCCTCCAACGGCACCTACAACCAAGGCTCATCCGTCTCTGACGCCGGCACCTTCGTGCTCTCCGAGACCTCCCTTGACATGCACTGCTGGGGCCAAAACCCCGTCGTTGTTGCCAAGCTCCAACTCAACGGCCAAGACCGCTTCTCCGAGCGTGAAGGCTCCTACTTCTCATGGGTGCAACCTTACCAAGCGCACACCCGCAGCCCCGATGAGGGCATCAACGTGTACAGCTTTGCTCTCCGCCCTGAGGAACATCAACCTTCCGGCACGTGCAACTTCTCACGCATTGATAACGCCACACTCCAACTTGTGCTCTCCAACGCCACCGTTGAGGGCACCAAGACCGCCAAGGTCCGTGTCTACGCCACCAACTACAACGTGCTTCGCATCATGAGCGGCATGGGTGGTCTCGCGTACTCGAATTAAAAACCATATATCGTGTTATATTTTATATATCTTTTAATAATTAAATAAAACTTTGCGTTTTAATTATTAAAGCAAAAAACAAAGGATGTCCATACTATTTACACCCTTTTAAATATATTAGATGTAAAATAACTTAAAGTGTTGTATATATGCTATATACAGCATGGAAATAGTTAAGGCATTCAATTCAAATGAACTTCATACAGAAATTCTTATTAAAGGGACACAACTTGAACCTTTATTTAGAGCTAGTGATATTGGTGAAATTTTAGAAATGGGAAATATACGAACGTCAATAAATGATTTTAATGATACAGAAAAAGTTGGCGTCCATACTATGGACACCACGGGAAGACAACAATTAATAACATTTCTTACTGAAAAGGGGTTATATAAAGTTTTATTCAAATCAAGAAAACCAATTGCTGAAAAATTTCAAAATTGGGTTTGTGATGTAATAAAAGAAATCCGTTTGACTGGAAAATACACATTAGAAAAACAATTAGAAGATGCCAAGAATGAAATAATTCACATTGAAGAAACAAATAAAAAAGAGTTAGATATAAAAGTAAAAAAAGAACGAGAACAAATTTTGCTTAGAGAATTCAAAACCATCGGTTCTATGATTTATATTATAAAGGTAAAGACTTATTCAGACGGAACATACATTGTTAAGATTGGTGAAAGCAGAAAAGGGGTTCAAGACCGATATAATGAATGCAAGTCAAAACATACAGACGTGTTATTGTTAGATTGCTTTGCAGTAAAAAATTGTTTAGGTTTTGAAAGTTTTATACACAATCACGAACAAATTAGAGGAAGTAATGTGAAATTATTACCTGAACATGAAAAAGAATCAGAATTATTTTTAATAGGCAAAAATTTATCATATAAAACGTTACTACAAATTATTAATACAAACATTAAACATTTTGATTATCAATTAGAAAAATTACAGGAAGAAAATGAAACATTGAAACAAATAATTGCGTCATTCCCTAGCGAACACCAACAATTTCAATTTGAAAAATCTGAAATATTAGATACTTTATTAAATGGACAAAAAGAAATGATTAAAATGATTAGAAATCTTGAAAACTCACAAAAAGAATTAATGTCAAAACTAAACTCTATGCAAACAAAAACAACAACCAATTTTAATCAACCACTAGTCACCGTAGGACCACGCCTCCAAAAAATAAACCCAGAAACAATGAACATTATTAAAGTATATGAATCAGTTGCAGAATGTTTGAAAGAATCCAATTTTAAAGTGAAACGTCCAAGCATTGATAAAGCTGTTAAAGAAAATACTGTTTATAATGGTTTTAGATGGGCTTTTGTAGATAGAAATCTAGATGCAAACATTATTCATAACCTGCCTCCAACAAAGCAAACAAAAACGCAAAATCTTGGATATATCGCAAAGCTGAATAAAGAAAAAAAACAAATTCTTAATGTTTATTTGGACAGAAAGAGTGCCGCGAGTTTTAATGGCTACACATCCTCCTCAGCTTTAGACACCCCTGTTAAAAATATGAGTCTAACAAACGGGCATTATTACATGTTATATGACAATTGTCCAGAAGAAACCATCTTAAATTTTGAACAACAACATGGAGAACCTGTTTTATACAAAGACGGAATCGGCCAATACACAGCAGACAACCAACTCATAAAAGAATTTGTTTGCAAATATGATTGCATCAAACAACTAAAAATGAGCGACAAGACTTTGGCAAAAGCACTTGACGCAGACGTTTTATACAACAACTCCTATTTCAAACGCATCGGAAGCAAGTTGAAAGTTTTATAATAAAATAGATTTAGAGCCTATTTAATAAATAATAACAATGTTCAAAAAAGTGTTGTTATTTTTATCTTACATTTCCGCGAGCA